GCTGCTACAACCTCTGGTGTTTGAGTTGTAGCGCTTACTGGGATTGCTGCTACGGCTTCTGTAACGGATGCTACCGTTGAAGTAATTGTTTGAACAACTGCTGTTGCTGTCTCTACCGCTGTGGATACATTAGATACTTCCGCCACTGCGGTGGTTGCTGCAGTCACAGCCGTTGTTGCCTCAGTTACTGCCGTATTAGATGTTGTTACTGCCTGTACAGCTGTTGCTGTTGTGACAGTGGCCGTATCTGATGCTGCTATGGCCTGTGCAACTTCTGTAGTTGCAGTTGCAATGGCTGTATTTACTGCTTGCTGTGCAGGGCTTACAACAACCTGCTCTGAAGGCGCTGGAGGCTCATCGGCATTAGCAAGGTTAGGACTAAAAAGAAAAAGCCAGCCCACAATAAAGAGGCTGGTTAAAAAGTACTTTAACTTTCTAGTCAACTAGGTATCTCCTAAGTAATGCAATACTTTTGCTTACTTAGATATTATAGCAGAATGTTAGTTTAAATTACTTAACATTATCTGTTTTATAAAACCCGTTACCTTTAAACTGTATACCAAATGAGCCGTAATGTCTTTGTAATCTTTTACCACATTCGTTACATAGATAACTGGGTTCGATAGAAGTTATAGATCTTTCTTTTGCAACAATGATTTCTGGTGAACATTCACACCTGTATTCGTATATAGGCATTACTTACCGCTATTTTTTCTCTTTTCAGCTAAAGCCGAGAAGTCTTTGACTTTAGTTTCCCCCATGTATCCCCACGCATATCCATCTTCAATCATCTGCTCATTAAGAGACTTTGTGTCTCCATTAACATAAACCCATCCAAGTATTCTGCCATACTTTTCCGAGCTATCTGGCTTTTCTGTTTTTACAACAATGTCTTTAGAATCTTTTAGCTTAGACTTAAGATACTCTTTTGACTCTAACCCTAATGTTTTTTCAAACTTATCTGTTGTTCTAGATTCTGGTGTATCAATACCAGCCAATCTTAATCTTTGAGAGTATGATATGCTGAACCCAAGATCGATGTCAACGTCAATTGTATCTCCGTCTACTACTTTTAGTACTTGCTTAACTCTGTATTCAAACATATCTCTCCCTTAATTTAAATGAGCAGTTTTTTACAGTCATACTCAGGACTATACCAGTTATTTAAAGTCGCTGTCTCCCCCGACTATCCTGGGCAGCGATGCCCAAATCTGCGACTCCCCAGTGACGGGGTGCAGATATCTATTATACTATTTATTTGATCTTGATAGTCTTTGGCTTCTTGTCTTCAGGAACCAGCCTAATAATATTAATATTAAGCATTCCGTCCTTAAGAGATGCACTGGATACTTCCATGTACTCTCCTAGAGCAAAAGACCTTGTGAATTTACGTGCAGCGATTCCTTTATGCAAAACTTCTGCGTCGGTGATCTCGGTAATTTCTCCAGAAATAACCAATGTTCCGTTATCTACAGATAGACTAATGTCTTCTTTTGTGAATCCTGCAACCGCAAGAGATACCTGATATGTATCTTCGTCTAGCTTTAGTACATCGTATGGTGGATATGATTGGCGTGATGCAGCATTGTGCACGTTAGCCATTCTTTCAATTTCACGATTAAAGCCAATAAAAAAGGGATCCTTGAAAAGATCCCATGTATATGTTGTTACCATATTATTCCTCCTTCAAGCGAATAAGTTAATTTATAGGACCCCTAATGGGCATCCTAATATAATTATATCATAATTTTTAATCGTTTGGAATATCCCTAAATGTAGTAGGGTCTATTTCTATCATGCCCATTTCTTTAGCCAACTTTTGTCCTTCTGGACTCAAATGTATTGTTGCCTGCAAATCTTCATCGTACTCAATTTCTGCAAGTCCCGCCTCATATAAATTCATTAAGGATTTATCAACATAATCAATATGGGACTGCCATAGCTCAGGAGCATACTCCTTAGCCATTTCTTGATCAATAGAATAAATAAGTTCGCCATTTTCATCCATACCCTCTAGATTAACAACTCCTATTTCTAGATAGTACGCAAGAACTTCGTCATCGTTTTTGTCTTCAAGACTCATTTACGGTTCCATCTTCATTCTTATCTATAGTTGTTTCTACTAATTGCTGGACATATTCAGAAAAATGTTTTCTGACACTACCCATTGGCCTAGACCCAGAAGATTTCCATATTCTCTTATACTCTACAACATTAGAAAAGGTTGTAGGGCATAGCGGGGTGCCGTTATATTCTTTTAAAACTGTAGGAAGTGGCACATGCTTTCCACAACACTTACACTCTTTTGCTCTCTCTTGATATATACTCATACTATTTCCATTCCGTCTAATACATCTGATAAGTTTTTAGGCATCCTCGGTGGTCTTATCATGTTCATTACTACTTCATCTTCTTCTTTTTCTCTATCCCACTTCAAGGAGCTATAGGTATGTATATCTATCTCTTCATTGTTTTGTGGCCTGCTTCTACTAATTGCGTTGTAAACAGAACCGCAAACAGCATCAGCCAAGTCTTTAGAACCTTTTCTTGGGTGGTCAACCTTATCTCTCATAATTTTTAATTGAAGCAATTCGTCTATAAGCAATTTAATTGCTGGTCCGCTTAACCTGTCTTCTGCAACAACCATGGCCATATCATCGTAATGCTTCTTTGCAACCGACAATGTTTCTGTGTGAATGCCGTATTGTTTTAATTGCTGCATCATGTCGTGTGAATTCCATCGGTCAAACGTACAGACACGAATCTTAAACCCTTTTGTCCTAAGAGACAGAATGTAGTCTTTAACTTCTGTAAAGTCCACAGACTTGTCTGGCGTAGGAGTCCAGTATCTAACAACATCTACTTCAACAATAGGGGCTGGCTGAGAATATGTATCAGTTACTTTTACATTTACCCACTTCTGTACATGAGCCATAGAAACAGCGCAATGGTCATGCTTTTGTGCAAGGTCAACGTGTAAGAAGTATTCCTTGTCTGGATCTGGTGCAAACCAGGTTTCAAATCTTCCAAAGTCATCTACGGCTAATGCCATATTACTAAATGCTTTTTCAATTTTTTCACGGGACTTAAAAAATGCATCAATTGCTTCTGATGGCATGCAGGCAAATCTTCCTAGGGCATCTGGAGCATTCTTATAGAAAGCAACTTTAAAGTCATCTATGCTTCTTGTTGGATTAATTTCCCATGTGGGTCTACGCAGGGCGTACATTCTAGGATACTTGTAGGAGATAATGTGATCCTCTTCCCACTCTATATCAAACTCATTGCCTTCTGTTCCGTCTGGAAGCAGATCGTCTAGCTTAAAGTGATGAGTTCTAGTTATAACTTCTTTTTCCGCCACAACGTCATCATATCTTTGCTGTATGTAATCGTTCTTATATCTAGGGAATGATAGAAGAATAACCTTTCCATAGTCTGGAAAACGTGAGTCTACAGAGGCACGATACATCTCATAGATAAGACTTCCAGTCTTTGCTTGCTCATGACCAGTGGTATTTTCTACGCTAAAGCCAGAAATTTCGTCAAGGATAACAACGATTACGTTATACCCTTCCCATGCTTCACGCTCTGAGTGACCTGAGTGAACTGTAATGTTTTTATTAAATTTAATTTCAGAAGCTTTTTCTGTGTACTTTCCAACAAACCAAGGAGACTTATCGATGCGTGTTCTAAACCCTTTAAAGAATACGTTGTTTGCCTGCTGTGCGTTAATAGCAATATTGATAATATCAATTGAGTCTCCAGGAGGCTTTCCATAATACGATGCTGGATCTTTAAGACACAATAGTAAATATACTATATAGGCAACCGATATGGTTGAGCAGTAATCTTTTCCAGATCCTTTACCTAGCTGAGCAACGACCTCATTGGCTGTTTGCTTAAACATTCTAACGCCTTCTTCTTCGCCAAACAATTTTACAAGAGTGGACTCTTTATAAATTTGCGAACTCTTTTCAATAAGGGTATATTGATATTCAGATAGTGGTGGAAGGCCTAAATATTCTGGGCTTTGGACAAATGTTCTTAGATCTACTGGGCGTTCATCAAACTCTTCGCCGTCCAGCATATCAATTAAATCATTAAAATTAAGATCCACTAACTTCCTCTATAATCTCTATAGGCTCTACCACTCCAGTAATTTGTGATAAGCGCTTTGCAACATCCATCTTGCATTTAGGACATGAGGCTGTAACTTCTTTTAATATTTTAACTAGGATATCTTGCTTGCGTTCTGTCTCTGCAATTTGATTTGCTAACTCAGCATTATCTAGCAAGCCTACTTCTTGAAGCATTCCAATTCTTTTACCTTCGATATCGGCAATAAGCTTTAGTGCTCCTGATTTAACATTTAGTTGTCCCGCCTGATCTGCATCTTCAACGGTTTTCCACGCTTCTTTAATAAGCATTGCATAGTGTTGGTCTGCTCCAGAGATAGCCTCTTTAGCCCTTTCACGGGCCGCTGTGTCGTTGTGAACGACGCTCTTCCACTCACCTATCAACTCGACCACTTCGGCTCTCTTAAAGCCTGTTACGGTGGCAATTTGGGTTGGGTTGTTTCCCTTAAGCAGTTCTGAGACTACTACGTTCATGCGATCAAAGTGATCGGCTAATTCAATTTCGGACATATAGTAGAGTATACTCTTAGTCGACTAAAAAATCAACTGGATTTAGCTATTTTATATAGAATAAGGTATCCAATTAAATCATCAATATCATTATCCCCAGCGTATCCTTGGTTATTCTTTACTCTATTTAGTTTATCATCTATACGAACTTTTAATTGTTCTGCTGAATCCGCCGTCGAAAATATTCTTGCTGGCTCAAGGGCAGAGTTGCCATAGGATATATTTTTTTCAATAAGCATGTGAGCAATTTCATGACAGGTTCCCCAAATCTTATTACCTGCTGGTGCACCAACAGATCTTAAATACAAGTCACTGCAATTAAAGTTTGTTACATCTTCAAATACTGGCTTTAACATTTATCCGCCTTTTATTCGTGAATATGTTCTGGGCGAACATAATCTGGATTCTTACGTACCCAAACTTGCCATCCCTTTTCGATAACAGTTAGATGTTCTGAATACATGCTTACAAACATATCAATTGCTGGTCCTGGGTTATACTGAGATCCTCGTGGATGTGTCCATCCATAATCATCAATAGCCATAATTCCGCCTGGCTTCAAAAGTTCCCACGAAAGCAGAGCGTCCATCATAAATGCCTGGGGCATATGGTCTCCATCAATATAAATAAAGTCATACTGCTTAGAACGATTCTTCATAAGCCACTCATCGCTGTATGCCTTATGCTTAATAAGTTGATCCTTAAATGGTTCAAGTTGCTGATCAAATGCCGACTCTACGTCTGAGAAATCAAATGCTTCGTGGACAATGTTTCCATTCCATGGATCAACACATGTTAGCTTTGATGTTTTATCAGTAAGAATGTTTTCAATAGTCCATGCTGCACTGTTTCCGCAAAACGAACCTATCTCTAAAAATTTAAGATTTGGCTTACCTCTAAACTCATTTAGTAGTCTATCAAAGTCATCTTGAGTTTTATTTCCTAGAAACCAATTTGGTAACTTGTCTGCTAATTCTCTGCTCATTTTGTTCTCTTTTCTGGCACTGGATGGCCTGTTTCTTTTTCTTGAAAGGTTGATACTATATTATACAATTTACATCCTTTTTCTGCAATAGGGCTGAGGGTATATGATTTAAATACCTCTGGCTGCCTATAAATATACCAGTCTATTGGCATAGTTATTCCATTAATTAAACACAAGTTAAGCATTTTTTCTGCAGATTTTTTATTTAATACATAGCAAAGCATGGACCAGTCTTGATAGGCTGGGACTATTTCAGAATGACCGTGTTTATCTTGGAACCTAACAAATTGATTTTCGTGTACGAAATAGCTAAATACTTCCCAATCTTCAGGCATAATGCTAATGTAATAATCTAAAAGCTCTATAAACCTTTCTTGATTTGGAACATCAATATCGTCTTCCATTAGCATAAGATACTCTTTATCTGTCTTTAAGAAATTTTTAATTGCTAGTAAGTTGCTTGCCCATATACCCAGCTCTCCCCACTTAAACTCACGCTGAGTTTTAATAAGATTATGCTTTTCATTAAAATCAAAATACTGATCTTCGTTGCTAATCAATACAGAATCGGTATTCAGTCTATCCATTCTTATGGAAAGAAAATCATCTAACCTTTTAAAAAGTTCCGATCTTTGCTTGTGCGACTCACCATATTCTGGAATGTGAAAAATTTTATAGCAAAACTTGTTAAGGTTCATCTTTTTTTAATTAATCCAAACTTATCTAAGTATCTCTGTATAGTCATAGCAGATACCTTACACTCATCGGCAATTTCTGTTACCGTTTTCTTTTGAACAACATACCTTCTGTATAGCCAGGTCTGGCTTTGATATAGCTTCATCGTTCCGTTAGCACCTTGTTAGCATAATGAGCAATGCCGAATGCATCTGCTACGTCAAAATCTGTTATAGATAAATCATACTTATTATTAAAGTAATCTACCGTTCTTTGCTTACGCATATTTCTTAACTGAGTTTTATACCAAGAGTCTGCGTATCCTGGATTCTTTACTCTAATGCCCGCCTTCTCTTCTTTAGTCGGGTTCTTATTACCAATATACGCTTGCCAAGAGCTCGGAGATATAGTAATAACTGAAGCACCCGTAGACATAAGTTCAGCAATGACAACGCCATAAACATATGATAATTTTATCACAGCATCTGGCGATCTGACAAGGATTGCTCCTTCTACAGCAATGTAATCACTCTTTAATTCATCTAACATAGAACTGGTTTTAACTTTAGCGTCATGAATCTTTTCATAGATATCTTGACCCACAAAATTGATCTTGCCCCACTTTAATGGCTTATCATTTTCCATTAAGCAGAAGGCTACGGAGTTTGTAGACGCATCTATGCCTAAGACTCTATTGGCTTTAGTCTTTACCAAATCAGCTAATTTCATCTATCATTCCTTTTATCTTAGACTTTGTAGTAATATCTATTTTCTTTTGGCAGGAAGCACACAAAGTAGTGTCATTGTATCTACTTAATTGTGCGCCACACTTCTTGCATCCACGACTAGCACCATTTCTAATAGCCTTTTTCTCATAATACTTTTCCATAATCCTTTTGTTTGTTGCAATCCTGCAGCATTCATCAGAACAATATTTTTGATTATGAGTTTTAGGATTAAACTCCTTACCGTTTAGACAGTCTTTGTTTGCACAAATCACAGCTTCGGCACCTTATATGATTCTATCTGAACGGTTCCGATAAGTCCCGCATAGCATTCTTTTTTAACTGGACAATATGTGCAAGGCATCTTAGATTTAGATGCTCCTGCTGGACGCATTGGAAGGTCGCCTTCCTTAAAGTTGTCCCACACTTCGCACATCCACGTAAATGCTTCTTCAATAATCTCTGTATTTTTTTCATTCATAGATATTGGAATAACAATTAGCTCTTGTGTATTTTTATTTTCATACAAGAAGAAGCCTTCTTTGGCATTCTTTAGTTTCATGTATGTTAGTAGTTGAAGAAGGTGATTTGTTGTAGGCTTCATCTCAGCCTGTCTTGCATCCCAAACTTCTTGCTTTGCCGTTTTGATTTCGCCAATTACGGTCTCAGAATCATACTCCATAATTAAATCTATAAAGCCACGAATAGGAGGGTATTCATTTATAATCTCTTCTTCTTCCGCTCTCCACTCTGGCATAGTCTTAATTAAATTCTGCAGTCTCTCGTGAGCCTGTGTACCCTGAGCCATATTAGCAACCGCTACGGCATCGTTATCATCGATAAACATAGCACCGCTAAAAGCCATATACCAATACCTTGGGCACGTTCCATGACCGTATCCAAGTGTGCTGGGGCTAAATGATTTCTTTGTCATCTCTCCGTCTGCACGTTTAGTATTACGATATGACTCATCAAGCAACTGAGCAAATTTTTCTGGATCGAAATGCTTTCCAGAATGTTTCTTAAACTTAAGATTCTTTACAATATCTCTACCCATTATTTGGCACCCATAGCTTTTCTTTTCCTTTATTGTGATATCTAGCCATAACAAACAATAGGTCTGATAGACGGTTTAAATACTTAGCAATGTTTGGATTTACATTTTCTATTCTCCAAACCTCACGCTCTGCCCTTCTTACAACAGTTCTTGCATTATGCAGAGGACCTGTTGGTAAAACAAAAGATCTAAGTGGTTCTAGGTATTCATTATAGTCATCAATTACATTCTCTAAATATGTCACTCTGTTTTCAGATATTGTTATTGTTGAAGCACCAGCAAGTTCTGCGCCAAGATCAAACAGGTCGCTTTGAACTCTTTCGATAACATCATTATACTCATCAGTTGCCATTCCAATAGCCGAATTAGCTTCGTCGACGGCACCTATGGCTTCCATTATGGGGCTAGTCTTAGACACTCTTTCGTTACTAGCATTAGATGTTTGACCATCGTCACCTGTCTTAGTATAAATTTTACTTAGGATAACCATTATGAGTTATACCTAACAACATACTTAAGTGCATCTACTAGTTTATCTATAGATTCTTTTGCGGAATAGTAAATGTTCTTTTTGTTATTGTTAGTGGTTCCAGCCTTATCCTTTGCAATTGTTGAATAGTAAGATGCCATCATTGAAAACTTAGTGGACATTGCTTGAAGTTCAATAATTAGATAGGGAGCCTTGGCTGAAGGAACATCTGGATTCATCAATAGCTTTACCACAATAGCCAAGGCCTTGTCCAACTGATCATCGCCCATATACTCATGCAGGTCATTAAACTCTGTGATAGAGCTAATTAACTCTAGGGTATTCTTATCTTCCGCCATTTTTATCCTTCTCTTTCTTATCTAATTTATCTATGAATAATCCTAAAGGATATCCAATTAAAAATCCTATTGCAATTCCCGAAATTAAAAAAATTTCCACTAGATAAACCTCTGAACTATACCGTAGCCTATCCAAAGCCCTACGATTCCCATTAATCCAGCAAACACTGGAGGAGCAGGAATGGGTAGTCTAAATATACTAAACACTGCACCTACTGCTGCACCAACTACTGTTGTTAAAAATATTTCTCTCATTGCTTTTCCTTTTTATGCTTTACTGTATAAGGACCAACTACTGATCGTATTGTGCCATCTTTACGAATCTTTACAATCATTCCATTCTTAATAATGGTGTCGTTAAACCTACGCTTGTTCGCCATTGTTGTCCTCCCAAAATTGGATCAGCTCTTCTAACACTGCCCACTCAATAATACCAAGTCTAACTTTAGACTCAGTTCCAATAATAATCTTTAAAGCTGGATGCATATCTCTGCTTACTCTGAATGTGTCTGTGCAAATCTTAGACCAAGCAGGTTTGTTTAAAGTAAAAGAAGATGAGGCTTCTTTATAATCAACTAGGAACTGTTTCCATTTAGCATCACCTTTTTGGTAATCGCCACGCCCACTGTTCTTTTGTGCTTTAGCGCCATCTCTTTTAACTTCAGATCTTTCTGACATTAGTTAACCTTAAATGAATTTTTATGACCATCTGGACATTCCCAACTCATAGTCAACAACACTGCATCCCAAAAATATTCTTCTGCATCCTTATCGCATTTAGCGCAAGGCTTCTTACCACCAAACTTTTCGAGTTCTACTGGCTTTATTTCTTCTTTATGAAAAAATTCATTAAGATCTGGCACGAATTTCCTCCTGTAGTTCTTCAACTACTTTAGGGTTATCACGAAGGTACTGTACTGCCTTTGCTCTTCCCTGAAATCTTTCTCCATTAACTGTATACCAAGCGCCACCCTTTTCTACAATGCCACACATCTCTGCAACATCTAGTGACTCTCCAACGGCATCTATACCGAGAGTGTCCCCTTGGTAATAAAAGTCGTACTGTCCCGATAAATTAGGGGGGCCGACTTTGTTGTAATCAATAATCCAGTTAACTGGTCTTCCGACTCTCTGCTCGATAATTTTGTCGCCAACTTTAACGCCAGCCTTAATAGCATTAGCCTCAGCTTCAGACGACCAAAGCTTAACGACTGTGGAAGAAAAGAACTTGACTGCCATTCCACCAGTGGGGATGTGCGAAGCATGCATAGATCCAAACTGATTTCGTTGTTGTGAGATGAGAACAAGTAGTGTGTTTTTGTTTGCATAGTTTAACATCTTGACTGCGTGGGTCATATCCTTTGCTTCAGCGCCGATTTGCTTTGTGTCTTGCAAATCTTTCATTTCATTTCCATCTTTTTCAAAGTAAATAGCTGGAAGCAACGCTGAGATTGAATCTACTACAATCATATCAACGCCTGCATCCATAAGTTTAGTTGCAACATCAACCATATCGTTAACTGTTTTTGCTGGAGAATAAATTAATTTATTAGAATCAACTCCTAATTGTTCTGCCCAAGAAGGGTCGTAAGAATGCTCTGCGTCTATCCAAGCACATGTCTTTCCTTCTTTTTGAGCCAATGCGATCATCTGTAAACAGAAAGAAGATTTACCAGCAGACTTATTTCCCCAAACAAGAATCTGTCTTCCATAAGCAAGTCCACCCTTAAGGGCAAGGTTTAATCCTATGCTGGGTGTTGGTTGCTTATCTACATTTACATCTACTGCTGATTGAACTCTTGCTCTTGTTTTTGGATCTAATTTTGCTAATATACCATCTAATTCAATTTTCATTATTATTCTTTCTTCTCTCTGCTTATTATATCATTAAAATAGGTTGCCGTGAAGTCTTGGACGCTCTTTATTTTTATTTATTTTTGCTTCTAATACTTCATCTAGGCTATGAAGAATTTGTTCTTCATTCCTCATTGCTGCGTAAACATCTAATAATCGAATAATAACGTCAGCCATTTCTTCAACTACCTGCTCACTTCCTTTAGATTTTCTAATTGCTTCTAGTACTTCAGTAACTTCTGAATGTACAAGTGCAAGCTTGTTTCCAATCTTGTCATGAGAATATTCTCCATCCCAAAACCCCTTCTCTCTTGCTATTTCATGAAGCATTGCTGCTAATGCATCAAGTCCGTAGTCTGCTAAAATATCATTGCTGTTCAATTTTGTCCCTTAAACTAAATGTAAATGATGGGCCTTCCTCATCATAATCTATTACTAATTCTTTTTCTGATGCTCCTGCGTCTAAAAACCTTAGAGTAGGAACAGTTAGCTTTCCGTATTCTTCTAAAACAGCAACCAATACTTGGTTAATGCTTATTGAGGTAACTAAGCCCTGTATATCATCTGTCACTTTATCTCCTTAATATTTAAAGTACCGTCATCAAGTTTTGATATGATAACCTGACACTTCATTCCCTCACGCATTTTAGCTAGGGCGATCTTATATAGACTAGAAAAAACAATTGCTCTAGTTAGGTTTTTGTCCTTATCAGATAGTACTATATGTGCCATGGTTTTACCAGCCTTTGTTTTATAAGGTGTAAAGTCGACAACCATATATTCTTTTTCATCTAAGTCATATTCTTTTCTATATAAAAAGTCTACAAATGTATTAGTTGAGTCGGGAGTAATATCCTGAACCTTTACATACTTAGCAATTCTATTATCTCCGACCAAAATAAAATACATCTGTCCAGTCTCTATAGGGGTTTGCTCATTATGGAATAGTCCTATGGCACCAGTTTCATCTACAAGTTCTACTCTCGCCCATCCAGTTCCACGCTTGATTGATTTAACCATTCCAAACATTACGAATGCCCCAAGGTCATCAAACTCAGATATGGGTCTGGCTTGAGATTTAATTCTTGGTGGAAGATCTAAGTTGAATGTAGGTATACCAAGGTACTCATAGTAATTCTCTTTCTCTTTACCGTCTCGTAGGTTATCATCAAATGCCGCCCCGCCAATTGCATTTAATGCAGAGATGGCTCTACTATTAATACCGCTACCCTTTACGGAAGCCTTTTGTATAAACTCAGCATAGTCTGCATAAGGTCTTTTTTCCATAATCTTATTAGCAATACTGTCTGATATAAATTTAACTTCAGCTAATCCAAATCTAATTGAGTCCTTCTGCAAAGAAAAATAAATATCTGACTCATTAATATGTGGCAGAAGAACTTTAAGTCCTAAACGCTTAGCCTCAATTAAGTATTCCGTACGAACATCTTTATCATTTTCATTTTTAAGAATCGAAAACATAAACTCAAGAGGGTGATAAGTTTTAAGCCAAGCTGTATAATAACTAAGCATGGAATAAGCAACAGCGTGAGAACGATTAAAAGAATAACCTGCGTGAGCCTCAAAATCATGCCATAGATGTTGAGCTTCCTTTTTACTAATATGCTTCTCAGCCCCTTGTATAAACTTATCTTTGAACTGATCGAATTCTTTTGCATCTTTCTTCTTTCCAATAATTTTACGAACCTTGTCGGCTTCTGCCCAAGTCATTCCACCCAAGTGTACGCAAGCTTGCATAACTTGTTCTTGATAAATAATAACGCCATAAGTATTCTCTGTAAAAGGCTTCATTATGTTGTGAACATACTGAACCGCTTCCTGACCGTGCTTTCTTTTAATGTATGAAGCGCCCACTGTATTCATTGCTCCTGGTCTAACCAAAGCGTTAGAGGCTGCTAGATCTTCAAACTTATCTACGCCCATCTTAATTAAAAGATTAGTATAAGGTGTTGCTTCAGCCTGAAACACACCCTTGGTATATCCTTCGCTAAGTGTTTTGTACACCTTACTATCATCTAAAGGTATCTCAGAAAGATTAATCTGCTTACCAGAACGATCTTTAATAGACTTTAATGTGTCTGCTATAACCGACAATGTTTTAAGGCCTAGAGCATCCATCTTAATTAATCCTATGTCTGCAACGGTATCCATATCATATGCAACCACTGGTATTCTTCCAGAAACATCATCATCTGAGTCTGCTCTAGACTCTACTGGTGCAAATTTTCTCAAGTCGTCTTTAGCAACAACAACTCCTGCAGCATGAACTCCAACGCTACGGATCTTTCCTCTTAGCTTTTCTGCTAGCCAAGTTACCTCTGGATACTTTAATCTAAACTCTTTTGTATTAGGAGAGTCCATATAATCTTCAAATGTATCTATCTGTTTTAGTGCACGATTAACATCGGACAATGGAACCATAAATACACGGGCAGCATCTCTAATCACACCCTTGTCTTTAAAATAAGTGTAGGTGGAAATAGAAGCCACATGCTTAAACTTCTTCTTTAAATAATCTTTAACCTCTTTACGACGACGGTCTTCAAAGTCTGTATCAATATCTGGAAAGTCATTACGCTCAGGATTAATAAATCGGAAAAACAAAAGGTCATACTCAATTGGATCTACATCTGTAATCCCTAGGGCATAGCAAACAAGGGAGCCAGCGGCGGAACCACGACCTGGCCCAACCATAATATTATTATCCTTAGCCCAATTAACCATATCAGCCACAACTAGGAAGTATGAGGCAAATGATTTATCTTTAATTATAGATAACTCTTCTTCAATTCTGTCGATATAGACCTGCTCTTTCTCCAGATCTAGCCTTTTAAGGCCTTCTAAGGCCATTTGGCGGAGCTTTTGGTCGGCATTGGTCTTAGGGACAGGGAGAAGGTCTAGACCCTGGTAAAAGTCGTATTCCTCAATTTTATCGGCTATCTCCATAGTATTGGTATATATATCGGTTCTATTTATTTTAGCCTTATTAAAGTCCGCCTCTATTTCAGCCCTAGTCTGAATAAATAGGTTATAGTCTACAAATGATATCTTTCTGTCAGGATAAAGATAGTTAAATCTATCTAACATATCCTTCATCTGACGAGACATTTCAAAGTCTGCCTCTTTGTCTGCTTTTGGAGATGTAGATAAAATAAGCATAGCCTCTTCTAATATACGATCTTCTTCTTTAGCAAAGTGGGCATCTCCTGTTGCCACCGCCTTAATTTTAAGTTCATCTGCTAGAGATAGCAAGCCTTCATTTATTTCTTTCGGATTGTGAGCCTGAACCTCAATATAAAAATCTTCACCGAAAATTTTCTTAAAGTCTTTGAGAATGAGTTTAGCTTCAGAGAACTCATTCTTCTCGATGCACTTAGAGATAAGACCATTAAGGCATCCAGACAATACAATAATGCCTTCCGAGTATTCATTTAATATCTCCCTATCAATACGTGGCTTATGATAAAAGCCTTCGTTCCATGCAAGCTCTTGCAAAATGTTTATGTTTTCTAATCCCTTTTTATTTTTTGCTAATAGGATAATGTGATTGTATGCCTGAATTGATTTATCTGTTTTAGATGAACGATCAAATCTATCTGTGGGGGATATGTATGCCTCAACCCCAAGTATAGGCTTTATGCCTTGATCTTTACATGCTATCTGCATTTCACGATGTGAAGATAGCGTTCCATGATCTGTAATTGCTAATGCTGTCTGACCAGCATCCTTTGCTGCCTTTACAAGTTCGGCAGGAGAGTTAAGACCATCCATTAATGAATAGTAAGAATGCACATGCAAATGTGTGAATGACATTAACTCTCCGCCTTTAATCTGAACTTACCAGTCTACGCTGCTACTTGAAGCTGAAGACTCTTCTGCATTACCTGCTTCGCCCATATAGAAAGCTTCTTGCTCTGCATATGGAACGTGGCGCACTGCTGTTTTTTCTAGGTCATACAATTCTAGCGCAGTGAAATCAAATGGTGTTTCGTCTTTTGCTAATGGAATAATTGTATAACTTGTGTCTGTCTTTGAACCATTGCGCTTAATTCTCCACATCAGGTTAGTGATGCTTCCCATCTCGCCAGCGTATTCAATTAAGGTAGGTGTAATTGTTTTACCGCTTGTACCTTGTGAAAGAATTGCAACATATGGCTCTTCTTTACCATCGTCTACCAAGACGTTGATATATAGGCGGGTCCTGGCCTTCCAGCCAGCCTTTGGATCCTTGCGATGTTGTTCGTTTGCCCAGTCACGTCCCTCTGACTCCATTGTATCTAGAGCCTTGCGACGATAATCTTTTGGGTTGGTGTGCTCTAATGCGATAAATCCGCAACCAAGCTTATCGTTATATGTTGGTGAATCTGGATCAAGCTCCTGAAGGAATCTAATCTTTACGCTTTCGCCGTCTTCAACTTTTAGCCAACGGCCTTTGTTTTCATCTCCGCCAGAATATGACGGCTTATCGAGTGCTTTGTTTAGGTCCTTTAGACCCTTTACTATACTCATATGTATCTCCTTGTTTGTAGTTGATGGTATATATCCATCTGTGTTTTCATTATATCACGAGTTCCAGGATCTGTATTCCATGTCGGATACAGAATTTTTAATACAAGCTTTTATTTCCTCATCGGTTAAATCGCCAGCATCTTTTGCACCATGAGGATATATCTTACCATATTCGCACGAAGCCCACAAGAGGTCCTTGAACTTTAATTTATTGGCTATGCTATACCCCAATTCCCTGCCAGCAACATCGCTATCTGTCATTATAGTTATTTTATTAAAATGTCTATTTAATAAATTATGTTGTTCCGTTGACAAGAAGCCACCTAATGTTGCTACGACATTCGGAAACCCAGCCTGATGCACACGGATTGCATCAAAACTGGACTCCACTACTATAACCTGATCACCAATTTTTTTGGCACGGTTAATATTAAATAACGTTTTGCTCTTTGGCAAGTTTGTGCTGTTCTTAAATACTTTACCTTCTATAGATCTTCCTACAATTCCAATAGGCATTCCGTCTGGGCTATGAACTGGAACAGTTACCATTCCCATATTTTCTGAATATCCTAATTCAAAATAGGATAATGCCTCAGACAATATTCCACGAGATTTAAAATACTCTTTAGCTTTGTCACTTGACATTAATCCACTGTGTAATTTATCTAATGTGTCTTTAGAAAATTCTTCAAACACTGGTTTGTCTGCCATTGTCTCTGCGAGTAACTCGTCAAAGTTTTCTAGGGCTTCCGCCTCCTTTGAAGATATAAACCTCATTGCCTCAAACTCAGTCTTATTCATTACACGCTTAACTAATTCTTGAAGAGTTCCCGCTTCTCCACATGCTGGGTTAAAGCAAATGAAAGCGCCTTTTTCACGGCTTACGCTGAAGCTAGATGTATGTCTGTTTGAATGAAATGGGCAGTAGCATAGAAAGTCATTGCTAGTTTCACCAGTCACGTTCAACCCTATTGATTTTAGGATTGACTTGATATGTGCTGGCGTGTACTGCGTGGTATCGACTTCCCTTGCGTTATACCCTCTGATTGCCATGCCTTCTTCTTTCCCACATAAACACCATGAATGCTCATTAAGAACTTCCATGTCTCGCCCGTAAATTCTACCGAAAAGGCAGGGTCTATGTCAAGTACCCTGACATATCCTTTACCTCTCATGTCATGAATTAATAAATTTTCATACTGCGGTCTTAAACTTATTAATTGAGAATTGTCATGAAACTGTACTTCAATTTGAAATCTTTTAATTTTTCGATGAGTCATTATTTATAGATGGTAGGTTTTCATAAATCGGGGTAATAATACCTCGATTAATATCCCAATCGAGATAGAAATCAAAATCTTGGCCGTGACGATTCTTTCTTGAAACAACTTCAATCATATTTGTTCCTGGGTATCGGTGAATAGCCATAGCCATATCTGCATCATATTCAATCGCCTTTGACCAAGCAACTTGGCTCATCATTGGAGGATTCTCTTGATCTGAAATGTCATCTGCTGTGGCTGCAGTAATATCTATTACGGGGATGTTATTTGATACCGCAAGAAGTTTAAACTCACGAGAGATATTACGGTTACGCTCTACCTCAGAGTTACTTCTCTTATTGTCATTAAACAACTGGTGGTAATCAAGGATAACCAAGTCTGGCTTATGCTGATCAATCTTACCCTGAATGGTTGCAGGTGTTACCTCTGCCGTTCCCTCATTAGAAACTAGAACGAAAGAACTCTTACCTTCAAACTTCTTTTTACCCCAAGACTTAAATGTATCTAGGTCGATATCACCTTTTGACAAATCGCTGGCACGGAATAAACCAGAGCCAAGCATTGTATAAATACGGTCACGCATATTTTCTGGAGACATTTCAAGAGATACAATCATTGGCTTAAAGCCTTGCTCCCAAGCCTTACACGCTAGGTATGAGGTAAACCATGTCTTACCCTTTCCTGGCCAACCAATAGCAACAATTAAATGTCCTGGAGCCATACCTGTAGGATAGGCAGCATCGATTGCTTCAAAGCCTGTTAGGATTCCTGGGCTTCCTCCCATTGCTGCAGAACGTTCTTTAACTGAAAGAAAATGATTCTCTGCTGCTTCTAAATCAATAACATCTACGTCACGAACATTGTTTGTAAACTTTGTTAGGGATGCAAGCTTCATTTGCATTTCTGCAAGTACACGGGCTGCTGCATCTTCTTTTAATGCTGATCCAGATTGAATAAGAATTGATTTCAATCTACTAGAAAGATATTCATTCTTAAGTTTATCTAAATAATAACCAGTCTCTCCCTTAGTGGCAACTGGCTCAAAGTCTTTGAAACGCTCTACTAATATTCCTACTTCTGGGACAGCCTTAAATTTATAGTAATATGACTTTAAAGAATTCCAAATGTCACGGTGTGATGTAAAGATATCGTCTACGTTATCTGCAAGCAGTGTACTGATATCTTTATTCTTACATACTGCAGAGATTAGTTCCGCCTCTGTATTCATTTATCTCCCTCAACCATTCTCTTTGTTTCTTCTCTTAAGATACTCCTGTGTAGTTTATCTTTTTCCGTATCGTGCTGAACCCTATCAATCTTATCAAAATTATAATAAAAGAATTGTAGAGGGTGCCCATACTTAGATGTTTTAAAATAGTATATCAAAAGCTGTTTGGCTCTTTCAAATCCTACACTATCTATAACATCCTGCATAGCCCACTTTTCTCTAAACTTATTTAGCCTAGGCTTCTTATTATATTTCTCTAAGTAAAGAGATTCATATAAACCAATTAAAACATATGGCTGTTTTTCATTTGCCATTCTTTAATTCCTTTTCGACTTCACGAGTCTTTTCAATAAGCTTGTTCTCTACAAAGGCGTATACTCTTTCGGTAGCCGTCTCTACATTTTCACCTTTACGAACATCGTCTTCAACGCCAACATTAATTCTAATGCTTTCGTAATTTCCGAGGTTACGTGTAAAAGATAGGTCTACTTTAACTCTTGTTTCTGCCATTACTCCGCCTTCCATACAGGTACAAATTTACCGTCATCGGTCTTAGTATACAATATTAAGTTGTGTTTGAGAATAGCCTGCAATTCTGATCTTGAAGGCAGGTCTCTGATATGTCCAGCATCAATAATAAATTGATGAATGTCCAGAATGTCCGATTCGCTAAACATATACTTAGACCAACTGCTGTCTGGATTACTAATTGGATATACTTTTTGAGGTTGCTTTACCTTACCCTGCAAAATATATTCTTCTATAGTAACTCTGTGTCTGCCTAGAATTTTACTTACTTCTACAATTCCATAAGCCCGTTCCATATGCTTGTCTACCTGTGCATATGAGTACATGACTCTTTTGCTGTCTAAGTAGGACCACGCAATAACTTCATCCTTAGCTCTTGATAAACGAAGTACTTTATGTACTTTCCCGTTTAAGAAGAAATAGACGAATTTTTTGCGTAGTCTCTGTCTGTTTTCTCTAGCCATTTACCAAACGCACTTGTTTCTTTGTTAATCATCCATCGCTTACCGCAAAGGATGCAAAATAGTTCTGTATGTAATTTTTGAGAGAATACTCTATCAACAAATACTCTACCATTACACTTTTGACATTTCATCATAGAGAGAATGTCTTTCCGTCCACGACGCATGAGTAGTCTGGAGCAATATGGATCATCTGAATATGTGGGTAATCATTTACAATATGGGCAATTGCAAAACCCTTTTGCCAATCATGATGTTGGGTATATTTCATTCCTGGTCCCTTTTCATCACACATGTGGCCAATCTCATATCCACGAAGTGTTTCTCCTTCGCCACCGTTTCTAAGTTCATACGTTACCATATGTGAAGCAATTCTGTGAGAGTGTCCTCTAATTAAAGATACCTGTAAGTCTTCCATGTCTTTACGAACAGAACCAGTTGCTGCAATAGAGATTCCGTGGTGTACGTGAACGTCACCAAAACGGCGCTTAGGCAATGAGTCATAATAAATATAATCATAACCTAGAGAGTCTAATGACCATAGTGATTCTGGGGTAACGTCCTTTGCATAATCTGGAAGCTTCTTATCTATGTAATCAAAGATACGTATGTCGTGGTTTCCTAATGCTGAAAACAATTGTGCATCTGGAAGCATCTCACGAGTCTTGGCATAAAAGTCTCTTGCACCTTTTGCTTCATGTCTCATCATAGGAACAATTAAATCACGGCTATCGTCTTTATGAAGTTGAAGAAACTCTGCAGATCTTCCCTCTGTATATTTACTGTAGCAAGCCTGATCGTCCGTGTCCCCTAGATAATCTACTACATCTGGCTTAAACCATTTCATGACCTTAAACCATAGCGCAATCATCTTATCATCTTGATAAGGGAACTGCTGATCGGATGACAACATCCATTTTAAATCGTTTGTCATTTAACTTCCCTGCGTAAAAAAGGGTCACGGAGTCGTGACCTTGATATTATCTAAATTGTAGCATATTTAGCCAGACTGTCAATAGGTTATGGCTATATAGTTAATTCCTATTTGCGGTGTAGTCTTTGCGGTATATGCGCTTTCTAATGCAGAGACCACGTATTTAAATCCATTTTCTGATACAGAGTTGCTTAAAACTCTCACACTCATCACATGTGAAGACTCTCCACCTCTCATAGAAATAACTACGATTGGTTTTTTAGTAAATGTTTTTTTAAATGTGTACTCATGAGTTTTTTTAGAAGTGCTAACACTAACTCCAGAAATTTCTCCAGCCTCTATTTCTGGTCCAGTAGATATAGTAGTTGTGCTGCCATCTATACTAATGTTTGTATTGCTTCCACCAAAGGTAGGAATTTTTGATTCCAATTGATTTAATTTAGTTTCCAATGCGCCAAGCTTGGCTGCATCAATCGGTTCTCCGTCTACAAATGGCATTATATGTTTTCTCCTAAATCGTGTGCCGAGATTTCTTTTTCAGATACCTCGATCATTTTTGACCTATCTAGACCATATCGATTAAACGAATCTGGGTCTACAATGTGTCTTAGTTTATTCTGTGATACTAGATACATTTTACCATCTGCAACACTCTTAATCAAGGTGCCGTCTCGAAAGCCTAATTTACCTACTAGTTTAATTCCTGATAATGCCGCCTCAGTTGCCAATACCGTAGTAAAGCACCAAGACTGGGCGGCCCTGTCTGAAATCAATCTGTATCTCTTTCCGTCTTTAATCCAATATGTATCTTTATCTGTTTTAACAGAAATACCTGAAGGAAAATTAGTTGGCTGTGATATCGTTAAGGTGGGTTTCGTATTCTTTAATAGCCTCAACCTTAGCCTCTTTTTCTTCCATAAGCTTTGTAATTTCTGCCCTAAGTATTGCAATTTGAGTTTCATAACTTGATACGATTTCTCCTATACGCTGTTGTAGGGCGGTGATAATTAATTCTGCTTTCTCTGCCAATTTATGCCTCTTCTACTGGATACTTGTCTAACTCTGTCTGCAGTACTGCAATCTGAGCGACTATTTCAGCAACTGAAGAATTCAACGCTGAAACTGATGCTGCCGAAGGGGTAACTTTAGCATTCTCAATAATAATATCTAGATCTAGATTATATTTGGTATAAGCTAGATTTTTCATCTTAGAGTTAATAATAGTAACTCTATCTGAATTTGTTAATGTTGTCATTTTGTTCCTCCTCTCATATTATAGCATTTCAAGTAAATTAGTCAATACCTGAATTTGAGCCTGTAAGTCTTCTAAAGACTCTCCAGAATCCTCTTCTGTTCCTATTAAATTAATTCTACCATTTAAAGATTTAATTCTAGAGTTAATCAAATACTCTTTATATACTTTTTGTATTTCCATATTAGATCCATCCCGTCCATGTTCCAAAATATGTTGTTCCATTGGTACCTAGCATTCTTACTCTAGCACGGGCAAATCTGGCTGATGAGCTATAAGATATATCTCCATCTGAAGTTCCACATCGAAAAGCCCAAACAGTTCCTCCTCCAGAATAAGGATAAGATCCCGCTCCTGGGTAGGCCCTTGTGCCAGAAGCAAGAAGGGTGCCTCCTCCAGCTGTTGTTCTAATTTCAAAATCCATTCCAGTTATTGATCCTGATCCAGAAATTGATGGATAATCTGTGTACCATCTAAGTATTGAAGATCCAGTAATTCTCTGAAAGTTTCCACCCGATGTCCATGAAGGTGCTGGTGAAGTTGGTACTACAAATACTGCGTTCCAAATTGCTGTTGCTGTTGCATCGGCAGCACCAAATGTGTAAGATGATGATCCTGAATATGTAGTTCCTCCAATATTCCATCCACCAAATGTGAATCCAGATCTAGTTCCAGCATTTGCAGCCAATGTTATTGAAGAACCTTGAGCTCCAGTCTGAGTTGTTGGAGTACTTGATCCACCGTTTGCAGAATAGTTAAGGCTATAAGTAACAACTGTAGCAGAAGTTCCAGTGGCAGTTGCGTTAGTGCTATTATATCCAGAAACAGATTTAGTAACTATGACTGAAGTGGTAGTGTTAGAGCCCAAGCCTGTTACTGTTACTTGTCCAGTTGATGAGTTTACAGTGCCAGTTCCCGAAGACAGGGAGTAAGAAGCGCCTGATTGTGTTCCAGAATTCACTGAGGCTGTCCAGCCTCCAGCTGCTGATGTTGCTGTTCCATATGAAAATGAAACTGCATCTGCATTAGCAGAAGTAATCTGATTACTGTAAAAATAATACGTTGTTCCATTAGTTCCAACTACTGTGTCTCTTACTGAAAAAACATAAGGAGTTCCTGCTGGATCTGTTGTTGTTAATGTATATGGATTTGCTGTTCTAAATGATGATAATGTATTTCCTGACGGAGACACAAGGTTTGATGTATTTGTAGAATAAAGTAGTACGGATGTTACTGATGCCGCATTATTATAAGTTCCAGCAGACCAAGTAATGCTATCAAGATACTTAACTATTGAGGTAGAACCAGTACTTGTTGCCGTTGCTGTTGGTGCAGAGTTTTGTGAAACAGCTGAAGATGTTACGGTAAATGGAAATCCAGCACTCCAAGAGCTTGCTACTGTTGACGGACCTACACTAGTTTCTCCAGTAGATGCAACAGATCTAACATACATATAGTATGTAGAGCCTGCAGAAGATGGACCCGTTGAGTCCGTTACTGGACTAGAAGAACCTGATCCGTCTGGTGTATATTGTACAGTTGTTGACAATGATGAAGCCGTTGTCCAATATATTTGATAAGCTGGACCAGATCCACCAGTAAAAAAAGCACTTACTGGGGCCCCTTCAAGACCAGAACTTACAGATGTAATTGTTGGTGCAGTTAAAATTGGAGCTTGTTGATTTGCAGATGTAACCACAGATGTAAAGCTATCATCTATATCAGAAGTTGTAATATCTTTCCATAATGTATCTGATATTGAAGTCCAGCTTGCTGCAGAAGTACTTGCTAAAGTTCCATTAAAATATACTCTTAGAACTGATCCTGCAGTCCAGGCAAATGGGCCAACAATTCCTGTTCCTCCATTTAGACCATTTGAGTAGTAACCTGGATTGTCTATGTATGTAGGAACGCTGCTGCCTTTTCTTACTAAATAAACATCGCAATACGGCTGTCCTGTATAAAATTTAATTTGATAATCTAAAGCATTTATTGCAGATCGTACAAGAGGTGACTGGTACCTATATGCTCTAAAATATAAATGATAGTTGCTGCTATCAGAATACTCTTGAAGTCTGTATTGAACTAAATCTTCATTCCATATATTAATATTTCTTCCATTGCCCGCTGTTCCAGCTACGCTTCCGCCATTATCTAAACCTATGTAACCATTAGACCCAACGTATAAAGTATTTCCAAAGGAGAAGGAGTATGTGGTTGTAACGGTTCCAGAGGTTGTATATCCACTTGTTGCTGATCCTCCAGTATTTGTTCCAGTAACCCTAACACGAATTTGTTGATTTAAATCTGCATTAACAATCAAATATGTGTTTTGGTTTATACCATTTAAAGCGGTAGATTGAATAATTGTTCCGTTTGCGTAACTCCATTCATACTCAAAGGTGTCTGGGTATGTATCGTCTGTATTAGTTGTTGTACTTTTCCATGAACCAATTTGTTCAAGTGCTGTCAATGTTGCACCTACTATTGGAGTGCCAGAAAAAGTGTATGGCAGTAAAGATACTGGTGCGTATTTACTTATATATATTTCATTTGATACTGCTATATTATTACCTACAGCATTAGTTGCTGTTACTTGACAGACTACATATTTCCCATTATCGCTAGATGTTGTTACATAAGTACTAGATGTTGCTCCAGATATGTTTGAGTAAGATGTTGGTAAACCTCCACCAGATGGAGGGGTTCCTCTTCTCCATTGTCTAGCATAAGATGTAGGAGTATTAGTCCAGGTTCCCAGGTTTGTATTTGTTAATGTTCCAAATAAGTATCCGCTTCCAGTTATTGTTGGGGGTACGGTATTGCCTGGTATTTTTGCTGCTGCAAAAACTTTTACCCAGCTCCCACTTGTTTTTCTAAATACATTTAAAACCTCAGTCCATGCGCCATTTCTTTTATGAAATATTGATTTGACTTCCGTCCAAGAACCGCTTCTTCTATGAAATACTTTAGGCATTTATATCACGCTGTACTAAAATAAAAATCGCCGTTTTGAGAACTACCTCCGTAGCCTCCAGACAGTTCTGAATTTATTGCAGAGCTTGTTGTTGATGATCCATAATATAATCTTGGCCCTGTCCATTGTCCTCCATCTGGACTTAAGCCCAGGGGTCTGAAGTCATGGTTTCCGCCGCTTGACGCTGTAGTAATTCTAGCAGTAGTGTATGTGCTAACACCTGCTGTAACGTAATAATTTGTCCAAGCAATGCCGCCGCCATCAACAGCATAATTTAAAGTATTGTTCCATATGTATTGATAAAAATTAAATACCGAGCTACCAAAAATAGAACCTTGTGAAATAAACAGTCCGCCTGCAGATAAGTATGCTGCATAATCAGGACTTTGCACCTTAATTGATGCTGAGCTTGATGCAATACCATTAGCTGTCTCTTGTGCCGTAATTGTTCCGTCATATCCTATAGTTACTGAACTGCTAGACCCTACTGCCCTAAAGCTAGTGCCATCTAATGTAATAGAATTTGAACCAGAAATTCTTTGCAGGGTTCCACTGAATATACCACTATCTGCATATATAGTTCCTCTTATAACAGCAGTGCCATTTGGACTAAATGAAAATCCAGGACCAGTATTTCCAGCAATAGTTACGCTTGGGCCAACAATGCCGTTTACAGGATCAATTGTAATTTTTTCAACACCTGATTGAAGCAATGCAATTTTAGGCGTTGCTGGATTTAAAGTTATTGTATTATTGCTTATTGTAGCAGTTAAAGTTGATCCAATACTCCAACCACCAATTGTTCCGCTTAATGCGGTTAACACTCCATTATTTACTGTAAACAATCCATTACTTGAAGAAATATTGCCGCTAGTTGTTACGTTACCAGTAAATGTTCCACTTGCAGCGCTTATGTCTCCGCTAAACGTACCAGAGCCTTTTATTGCAAGCGTACCTGTGGTTCCGCTTGTTAAAAATTCTAATAGTTTGGTGGTTCCGTCTGTTCCATAGATTATAAAAGGAGAAGTGCTGCCAGACAAAACTGCTCTCTGTCCGCCATCTGCTCCTGCTTGTATATAAGCATCTGCTCTTAATATACCAGCATCAATTTCGCTTGCGGGCAATCTTAAAACCGTTACTGGATTATTAGAAGCTGAGACTGCACTACTTAAACTTCCGCTAGCATTTACTGCAACTAGTTTAACATGATATGCAGTTCCATATTGTAATGTTGTCCCAGCCGTTTTGTCTATTACAGATCCGACTCCTATAGAAACTCTGTTAGATCCGTTGGCAAAGTTTAAAGTGTGAACCCAATTGTCTGCAGAAGGAGTAAATCCAGAAGATGTTCCAATGTGAACCTTTGCGCCACTAAATCCTGTAAGCGTTAAATCTGTACCGTCAGATTTTTTGCCGCTCCATTCTACAATTACAGAAGCTAACCCAGCTTTTACGACTGGGGCAAAAGGATCTTGCGGGGCTGTTACCACTAAAGCTGCTGATGGGTCTGTTACATAAACTGTCGTTGGAGTAGAAGCATCTCCATTTATTTTACTAGGAGTTACTGTTAATAATGTAACAACATACGCATTTCCTGGACTTGCCGCTCCTAAAGCTGCAATTGTTTTTACTCCAGCAGATGTAAAAGAATCTACTACAACGGTTCCACTTCCAAATGTGCCTCCAGCTATTCTTATATCAACACGAAGAGCATTTGCAGGGAAAGTAGGTAATTCAACTTTAATAAATCCAGCGCCGCCAGTCACTGTAGCTGTTGGAGCCACAGGCACACTTTCTGTACTTGTATTTACAAATTTTCCTGGAGACCAATCACTTACTGTTCCGTCAGAATACACCCATTGAAATTTAATTGCATAATTTGTATCAATCTTAAGACCAGTAGCCTTAAAATTAAAATAGTTTTTATCGGTATCTGGTTGAGGTACTGTATTTAGATCGGCTGGATTAGACATTAGAACCCTAACTGCAACTTATATTCTACGTCTACTTGTCTACCAGAAGGCTTGGTAATTATGTCTCCTCCAGTTAAAACAGATCTACTAATCATTCCATATGAAGGATCAAATGTGTCCTCGTCATTTATTCTAATTCCATCAAAGTAAACTGATGTTGTTCCGCCGCTTGTTGCAGTTACCTCAACTCCAAGGTTGGTTATACTCTTAAAGTCTGGTGGAGTTGTTGATGTATTTGAAAATAGTGTATTTAAACTTGCAGATTGAATTCTGTCTCCAGTTCCACTTGCTGGAGTAAAATCTACATAACAATATTGTGTCTCAGAGCTATATAGCTTAACACGTATTTTAGAAAGATTTGCATCTATTTTTTTGTAAGCAATAGACAGACTGTCATTTATGCTATACCCAGACAGGTCTAAGGTTCCCGTAGCAGTTTTATATTCTTTTGCTGTGGATAAAGGTGATTGAATTAAAACAGCATTTTCGCCAATTTTAAAAGTATAAGTAGAATCATTTAATGCTATTTGAGGATTAGACCCAGTTGAGTCTTCCCACAAAACATTGTTTTCAAATGATGTAATGAACTTGCTATCAAAGTTATTTATTGAAGTTCTACTTGCTGGATACAAGGCTATCTCAGATACCACTCCTGCCACATCCTGTGGAATAGTTGCAACAAAAACTGCCTTGTAAACGAAGTTTCCGCTTACCTCTGCAATATCTATGCTAGTAAGCTTTACTGGAACTCTATAAAACTCAAACTCAAGCCTAGTATCGTTGCCATCTACGTTGGCTGCAGTATTTCCTATTCCAAGCGCAAGTTCTTTTTCTGAGAAAGAAATATTTCCTGCCAGATAGTTTGTTAAAAATCTTTTACCAAATTTAGTTATCATACTAGTTCAACCTTCGCATTCATTCCTTTTAGAGTTTCCCCGCTTGAATTTTTTACTTTAAAGACCAATGTTACGCTTGGGTTTCCTGCAGCATCATATACAACTGTATTTGAAACAATAGATATATCTGAAACATTTGGAACACCCCTTCTAAACACATCTCCGTCTACTACCTTATCACCATCAGATCCGACATCTCCTTCTCCCTGGACAAGGGTGCCGTCCAGAAGATCGACGTCTTCAGACAGAAGATCTGAACCATTAGACAAGTACAGGGCTGATAGAGAATTTCCTGCTACTAGCCTAACAAGGGACGGATCGGCATCATTAATTTCTGGCGAGTTTGAAAAAAGCGGGAATCTACCAGTAGTCGTAACTCCTGACTTAGAAATTCTTGGATTTTTGGTTACCATATTTTTATTATACCATTTATGCGCTATAAATAGATCTAGCGGTTATGTTGGTAGAGACCCCCTCGTCAAAAGATGTGTTTACATTTGTGACTAGGAATTTCTTAGTCCCGTCTAAATCATTCTTTGGATAATTAATTGTAATTATATCGCCAACCTCTATTGCTGGGTTGCCAAAAACTTCCATATTAACTGACTGCTGCTGCTTAGACCATTGATTTTTAATCCATCCGTATAAAGCCTTTGCGTCTGACTCAGACTGAATCCACATAGATTGAAATGTGGCTGGCTCTAATGGGGTAGACTGGTCTACTGGTTCGGTATATTCGTGCTGGGAGCCATTGTCTACATAGTTTCCTAATACAAAAAATTGTTGTTCGTTTCCTACGGACAATGGAATAAATGAGCTTGCATTATTTATTACAAATATTTCTGCGGTATGATTAGAAAATTTACTTCCCAAAATTGTTGCAAACTTATTTATACCTGTACTTGCATATAAAGGTATGGCGGCAGATTGAGCAAAGTTTGCCTTAACGTGTCTTATTTCTCTAACAGTCTTACCAAACTCTTCTATAAAAGAAACCTTATTGTCTGGAGAATTAAAATTCTGTGCTACCTTTTCTCCAAAGGTAAAGTCTATAGTTGATGAAGAGTACTGTCCGTCATAAATCTTTCTTGAGGATGTGTCTGTAATTTGTGTTGCGCTAACTGGATTTGCATAAACATAGTCAAAGGCTGTCGTGTGCAGTTTAGAAAATAGAGCCATATTAGCAGTTGGAGAAATTATTTTTTTCTTTGGATCAGTAGTATTGGGAGTACTAATATCTACGGCACTAACTTTAAAATTATTTACATAAACATCAATTGCTACAACTCCTGCCGAAGTATCTACTGTAACATCAATATCTAACTTATATAGGGTTGATGTAAGAACTCCGCCTAGCAATCTACCTGAATCTTTATCTTGAGAGTCTTGTAAATATATTCTTTTTGTATTTACAATTTTGTATATTTTTAAAGACTTGTCTTTATCATTTGACTGGCTTTGGTCTGTTTGCAATTCAATATAGTAACCATTTGTGCCAGTAGAATTAGTAAAGAATCCTATTCCACCGCTAGACCTTAAATTAGTCAGAGTGCTGGCAAACAGTATTCCAGCGCCAAAGGAATACTTGGTGTACGAAGTAGAAATTCCTGTATTTTTAATTGCTACGGAATAAGAATTTGTATCCTTGTTTGTGCTAGTAACCTTTAAGTAAGATCTTTGTAGTTCTCTGTTGCCAGAAAAAGCGGTTGAGGTTCCTGTTTTTTCTACTTGAGATACTACGCTATTTGATAAATCTAGAGCTTCTTGCTCCAGTATCTTTGCTAGTTTTGATTTTGTTAACTCGTCTGTGTATGTAGGAGTTGTTGGAGTGGTTGTGCCACTTGTTGAAGAACTTGGAGAAGAAACGCTGGCAGCCTTTGGCATGGTAAATGCCTCATAGATATATTCACCATAAGTGCCAGTCGCATTTGTGCCGCTATGAGCTCGTACTCTTAAATAATATTTTGTTCCAGGAAGCAGCCCAGTTAAAAATACAATGCCGTCTGCGTTTGTAAATGGCCTATGATCAATAGCACTAAATCCGCTAAAATTTCCTGAAGTAGAAGCAACTCCAGAATAACTTCCTGGGGTAGTTGTTGGAGATCCAGCAACTATTGTTGCTTCTGTTGGAGAGGTTACAATAACAGAAACAAATGGGATTGTATAGTTTGCTGGAACTGCAGCAGTTGGAGCAGTGTATCCTCCATTAATCATATACCATTCTGGTAACCAAGGACTCATGTCCACACCACCTCATGTCCGCTCCAAGAGTTAACTATATCTTGTGCGTCAATATAATGATTTAATACGGGTGTATTAAATGCTCCTCGTGTTTTAATTCTGTATCTGCCGCTTGGTTTTAATGTACCCTGTTGGCCTATTCCTAAGTATTTATTGTTGTCTGTTTTACTTACTAAATCAACAAACTGCCTAGTTCCGTTTTGATCATCATACTGAAATTGAACTGCATCATACTCTATAATTTCAGATCCAATAGCAAGATAGCCAGTGTAGTTGTACGCTGTTGTTCCAAGCTCTTCTTCATTAACAACTGCTGGGGTAAGGTTCATATATTGTCCAGCCGTAGCAGTGGTTAAAATATTTTGATTTAAAGTAAATGCTGATAAGAAGTATGTGTCTGAAACCCATGGAGCTTGAGCACTTTGAATATAATTAGATGTTAAAACGCTATTCCAAAATACCTTTACTTGATTTGCTGATGGCAAGTCGTTCTTATTGAAAGAAAGTATGTTAGACAGGTTAGCTCCAGATGTTTCGCTTCTGAAGTCCCAGTTAGATGTTCTTGCCGAATCAAATATCCACTCTCTGCTATAGAACTGAAGCACATTGTTATATCCAAATACGGCAGTCATTTGAGTATCTCTGCATAGCTCTTGCAGGCAATCCCATACAGTTTTATCATTTTCAGTCCACCAGTATGTCGGAGTTATAATAGAAGTGTCTGTTTCTTTAATATTAAAATTATAGTTGGTGAATCCTACTGAATCCAATAGTCTTCTAATGATAGCAGTAGCTGAAAAATTTTGACATAACAATTTAGTTGCTATTGTTTCTTGCAATACTTTGGCTCCGTCTAGAGCATTTAAAGATATATCTCCAAACTCTGAGAATGACCATGTATCTGCATAGAATGTTCCCTGCAGTATTCTGTCATATGCTCCTTGAGAGTCAGATAAGGTACCGCTAGAATTATACAATTTAATGTATGGCTTAATTTCTGTATTTTTGTATAGGTAAATCTTGCTAGCATCAAATGTAAAGGTCTTGTCAAAAGATACGATTTTTCTAGTGGCTTCATATGAAATAAGGCTTAATGATATAGAGTTTGCTGATATCTTGCCAACTGGCATAAGGTCTTCTGAGCTTGTAGATGACTCTTTAGATATATCAAAGGATACCATGTGATCTGTTGCATCTACATACCACTTAGGCGATAGTTCAATTAATCCAACATACTTTCCAGAGACCGCCCCAGTTGTTATTCTAGTACTAGTTAAACTTACGGGGGCAGAAATTGCAGTAGGCTCTGTCTTTACCCATGATGTTCCATTGTAATATATTGTTACAGTTCCAGCATCATAATTTTTTATTACTGTTGTAACTCCATCGACAACTGTAGTCGTTGTAAATGGAACAATATCAGAATTAGTCCCGCTTGCTAAGGCTGTTCCATTTCCGTATATAGTCCAAGTGGTAGGCGTAGAATGTCCTAGTTCAAACTTTGCGACTATCTTATTTGTTAATATAGTCTTAGGATATGTTACAGTTACATCAAGTCCTACTCCCTTTGCAGATACGTAGTACTTGTAAAATGTGTCTGATCCAGGATAATATACTCTAAAGTTTGGGGTATACGTTAAAGACTTTGGGTTCTTCCATCCCGAATCAACATCTCCAGATATAGCGTATTTTAATCCTGCGCCTATTGGTCTAAATGGTTTAACAATAGAATCGACAGGGAATAGTTTTTTAAATGGGGTGTACGAAGCGCCAGAAGAATCTGTCTTTGTTATTGTTGCTCCAGTTACGGTAATACCGTCAATCATAGAGTTCATGCTATATTCAAATATTAAAGATGTGCCATAGGTAACAGATGTATTTTGCTCTATAGTATTCTTAGCGGTTGGGCTTAAAGGAATCATTATACCTCATCCAGCGATAATGAAACGCTCCAGTGGGGTTGCAAGCCTCTCTTAACAACCGTAAAATCACATGATGAAAAGACTACAGTGTAGGCTTCATATCCAGATGTTGATTGATCTGATCCTGTCTTAGCAAGGTTGACTCTGATATTAAAACTTTGTTTGCCTTCATCTCCAAGGTAGAAGGATCTTAGGTCTTCCGCTCCCCATCCGCCGTCAACTGTAAGGGTTCTGTATGAAGGAAGCATGTCCCATGATAGCTGAAACTTCTTCTTATCTGCAATGTGGTTTTTACGAAGGGTTCCATTTGATGTTCGAACAACTTTTTCAATTCGCTCTGTGCTTATCTGAAAAGCACTTCTATTGTGCTCTGTAACCTTATTCCAAGTCTTAGTCGTTCCAGCGGGTGTGGCCCCAAGATCCTTAGCCTCAATATATAAAATTGAGCCTCTAGGTAAATTTACAACTGGTTGCGGCATTAGTAATTACCTCCCAAGTTTCTGACTCTTCCTTCTTTGGCACCAATTAGCGCCAGCTCTGATTTGAACTTTCTCATTATATCATCTGCAGTCACATTTGTGCCATTTAAATCTATATCAATATTATAAACAATATTGTTTGAAGAAGCATTGCTCGTGCTGTTAACTCCGCTAATTGATCCGCTTGGAATATTATAAGATCCATTCATTCTGTCAAGCAGAGGGATTCCAAATTTTTGGGTTGCTGCTGCATTTAAAACATACTCACCATTTGAAAGCATGGCTGGAATTGAATCAGATGTAGAAGTCCCAGGACCCCAAACTCCGCCCATTGACCCATCTACATAATTTCTAACGGGCCCGCCCATTGAAAGCTTTGTGCCATACTTTTTTGCAATTTCTTTAAATCGTTTCGGATCCATGTTTTCAAATACTTTAACACCTGATTCATCCATAATGTATCTAGCTTGTCCTGGAGGGGTGTAAAGTCTTCCAGGCTTATTGCTTACGGCATCTCCATATGATCCCCATGAACCAGAATAAGTAGAATCTGTTTGGCCAGGTCTTCCACCTCTTGCTCCAGGAACAGCAGGACCAGGTGATGACATTGGGGTGGGCTTTGCTGCACCAGGAAACGCCTTTGCCATAATTCCATATATATCAGACAAAGTTTTTTTATCTTTGCCCATTAAATCTAATGCAAATTTTTGTAGGTTTGAGCCGATATCTGAAAACAATGTATCTGCTCCAGTTCCAGGAAGAACTCCATCTTTCATAAATAAAGCTTGCTTATCTATTGTTTGGGGAACGAACATTCCTTTTTTATCTTTTTTAAAATTACCTTTATCATCTTTTTGCAAGAACTTACCGTATGCGTCTAGTACATTTTTATCTTTAGAAGCATTTTCTGCTATTTTTCTTAAAACATTGTTAGCTGCTAATTCATAAGCCTCTTTGTTTTCTTTTGTGGGAGTCGCCTCAAATGCCTTTTTTAATGCCGAGGCTTTTGTAATCTCTTCTCCAATAGTCCTAACTAAAGATGCTGATGCGCCAATTTTGTCTGCTGTTGCTCCAGCTCCAGAAACGCCTTCCATCTTCTTGTCTCTTTTTGCATTTTCAGCGTCAATTTTTGCATTAATAGACTCTTCTTTCTTTTTTTCATTTTCATTTATTTTAGCTATTGCCGCCTCTACGCTTTGTTCTTTTTGTATTTGCTGTATTTTAATTTGACTCATAGCTATGGCTTCATTATCTCCACGAGCAACAGCACTTTGTAATTCTAATTTAGCTTTTTGTAATTCAAGCTCCGCATTTTCCTTGTTAAAAGAATCATTTAGTGCTTTTCTTTTAGCGTCTGCTAATTTCTTTACTTCTTTTAATTCATCCTGAAGAGCTTTTATTTTTGTTTTACTATACTTTTCAACTGATTTTGCTCCGTTTTCAGAAAAAGATCTTTGAGCTTTTTCTTTTGTAGAAAGAGTATCTAATACTTTAGCAGCATCATTTAGACCATCAACTCCGCCGCCTAATGTTAATGCAGCATCTGCAGCCGCATCCATGGCATCATAGAATCCAGCTAACAGTTCGGCTTGTTCTGATGTAATCTTTTTTAAATCTAAATAAACGTTTTCAGTATGAACTCTCCATTTAGCAATCATCCCGCCTATGGTATCTGATGAATTTAATATGTTTGCAAACTCTGGTCTTTGGGACTGCAAAACCTTAAGAGTGTCTTTTCCTATTTGATTATTTTTTACTCCAGAAGCAACAATTTGTTCATATTGCATAGCTATTGCTTTTTGTTCATCAATTATATTTCCGCTTGCGTCTTTAGTTCCTACCAAAGACTTGACTATATTGTCTAAGGATGAAATTGCTGTATCTAGATTTGAAGCAAATGCTGAGGGGTCAATATCATTTATATTTTTAATATTTGTTGCTAAATTTTTTAATATGTAGTCTGCAGCCTGAGATTGATCAGTAATTCCAGCAAACAATTTACTTGAAATTGCTCCCACTCCCTGACCAGCTTTATCAGAAGCTTCAATCAATGCATAAATTAAATTAGTTGATTCCTCTACAGACTTACCACTAGATATCATTTGAGCCTTAAGATTAGCCGCCCAATCATTTACCTTTGAAGAGTCTATGTTATTAAGGATTGCTAATGTGTCTGGCATATCTGTTTTAACACGTTCTTTTAATTCTTTTAATTGTTTAATAGTAAGTGTTAATCCGCCACCTGCCATAGAATAAGATTCAAAGTAGGCTTTAGCCTTATCTGCTGCAAGCTTCTGTTCTTCTTTTAATGCCTTCATTTTATCTGTTACAGAGGTATAGCTAATTCCTAATTCTTTTGCACCCTTTTCAGACATACCATAAAGAGCTGTTTGTTCTTTTCTAGTATCTTCTATTCCTTTTCTCCAGAATTTAAATACTTGCACTAATGCAGTAATTCCTAATACGGCTAATCCAACTGGTCCTGTAAAGAATTTAACTGCTGTTCCAGCAACTCTAAATATTGTTCCAGCGATAGAACCAAATGTTTTTGCTAATGCTGTTACTTTAGTCAATCCGCCCATAACGCTCTTAAGTCCACTAAGCATAGGAAGAAATTGCATAGCCATACCAGCAGAATTCATTACCGTGCCAGCAGTTCCACCAACTGCACTTCCTGCCATTGATAGACCCATGCCACCCATAAACATTCCAGTAGAGCCCATTGCGCTCATTCCGCCACCGCCTGATGGCTTATTTCTAGCGGCCTGGAATCCTGAAGAGAATGAAGGTTTTACTGGACCGTCAGAGCCATCTTCCATATACTGAACATTTGGAACCATGCCTCCATTAGCCATTCTTATTCTACCTCTAGAAAAAACAAAAGGTAGCGCTCTTGAAATAGATCTAGTTATACCAGCTGCACCAATTCTATTAAGAAGAGGACCTGGGGTAGATCCGTGAACCATTGTTGTTGATGAATTTCCTTGTAATTTAGAAATTTTAACTTTAGATCCATCTAATGCATTTAAAGATAAAACCCTTGCGGTTGTGCCACTTCGACGAGCACCTGGTGCAGCAACTGCTGTATGACCACCAATTGAAGAAGAAAATTGTTCCCATAAATTCATTAAGTTTGCATTGTGTCCGAACTTGGCTTTTAGTACAGCATTTGAAGCTCCATAAAAAGGATTAGACTTGTCGCTTAAAATTGCTTTGCTTTTTATAGTTCTTTCATAAAAATTATGGATGTCGTTAGATGCCATTCTTGCATCAGCTTTAGTTATTTGTCCTTGCTCTGCAAGCTCATAAAGAAATTGCTCTGTAGTGCTTCTGTACGGACTTGTTCTTGCAGCAATACCTGCTAACATTACTTCTGCTGGTAATTGTTTTCCAGGAACATCAGCTTCTAAAGCTTTATTAATCATTTCTCTGGTAATCATTCCGTCCTTAGCAAGCCTAGGGTACTTGTCAACAATTGCTGGATCTGTTATGTTACCAACATATAAACCAGAAGTTCCTTTTATTTCATACGAAGGTTTTGAACCTCTAAATGATGGATCTATAGATTTTACTTCAGAACCACTCATTCTTGTTCTTGGGACTTGAACTGTTTCTGTTTCTGGTCCACGAATATAACCCTCATTCATTTGTTTCAAAATTGGTAGTGTCTCTGGAGTTACGGAACTGGCTTTAACAACAAACTCTCCAGGAGTAAGCATTGCTGGAACCGTATCTGTTCCCATTGGAGCAAACTCTGGTCCTTCGCTACCCTTTTTCCTATAAACCATTCCACCACTAGCCATTCTTCTAGGCTTGGTTGTTTCAATATTATATCCTGCGCCAGAAGTTCTTACTCCTAGTGTGCCAGCAATTTTATTTATAAAATCTCTTGTTTTGCCCTTTTTAAATAACTCTCTCATATTAGACTTGCCAGTAGGGTCAACAACTGGCTGATTTAATGTAGGAACCATTGTTGGGTTTATTGTTCTGCCCATAGCAGTTGCTTGTGCCTGAACTGTAGCAGCAATTAATCTTTCTGTTTCTAAATTTAATGCAACAATTTTAGCTCTAGCCGCATCTAGGTTTATTTTACCTGCACGAAGTTCTGCAACGATTAGGCTAGACTCTACTGCAGCATTTTTTGTTAACACGCTAACTGCTGGAAGAATGTCATCAAACTGCATCATAAATTCTTTGCTTACTGTGCCCGTTGCTGCAATTGTTTTCTTTAGATTTTCAATTTCTGCCTTTGATTGCATTCCCAGTGTAGCCATCATTGAATGCCATCTAGCGGCTTCTCCAGAAACTATACCAGTAGACACACCCTTAACTGTTGTAAGCCCAGGAACATTTGGCAAAGCATCGTCCATATAAATTTGTGGATTTTGACCAATTCTTTGATTTACTGGAATTGATCCTGGAACCATACCAAACATAGTCTGCTGTAGTCTTTGCGCTTCTGTCATTCCAGATCTTGGAACCATATGAGAACTTGCTCGTGTTCCCATTGTTCCTGCTAATGGATTATTTGGATCTACTACTCTTGAACCACCTGCCGCCATAACAAGGTTTCCAGCCATTGTTGATACTGCTGGATTAACACTCATAGCACCAGATTTGGCTTTTGCTTCTAGTATTGAAAATTCATCAATTAAGTTTCCTAGTGCTTGTTTTAATACTGCTGCTGCTTTAGCATCGCTGTAAAATGATTGTTCAACTAGCTTACCTGCTTTTTCTGCAGCAAGCATCTCTGGAGTTAAGTACTTCCATCCTTCATTACCCTTAAAGAAAGATTTTAGATGAAATACACCCTTTAATATATATCCAAAGAAGTTTGCAAGAACACCAGTTAACATAATTACTGGACCAATTACTGCTGTAAATCCGCCTGCCAATGCTAGTACTTGTTTTACGGGGCCTGGTAAATTATTTGCAAATTGAACAACTTTATCAATTACTTGAATAAGCACAGTGTTAATTGTTAAGAATTGTTCTCCGACCTCAGCCAAAGATGCCCTTAAACTTTCTATCGCTCTACGATATTTACCAGATGCTGATTCTGTTACTGCTGATAATTCTCGACCAGCTACTGCCGCCAAATCTTCTGAAGATGCCTTCATTAGATCAAGTACTTGTAGGGTCTGGCTTCCTTGTCTTCCTAGATTCTCAAACAAAGCATTTAGTCTAGCAAACTGGAACTTACCAAACAACTGCTCAATTGCCTGTTGTTTTTGAAGTGGGTCTAAATTATCTAACGCTGCTTGTAGCGTCATTAATGTTCCAGTTAAATCTCCAGCGTTATTATTTACAATTCCTAAAAGGTCTATTCCTAAAGTTTGAAATTTACCTACTGCAACATCTGTTGGGTTAATTAAAGATGCGAGTGCTGACTTTAAAGCGTTTGCTCCTTCAGATGCATTAATACCACCTTCACGCATAGCAGTTAGGTATAAGGCAAGATCTTGTACGCTTCCGCCAAGTCCCTTAATTACTGGACCAGCCTTTGGAATTGCTTCTACTAAATCGTTAAGAGTTGTTGAGGTTTGGTTTTCAACTGCGTTAAGAAAGTTAATTGATTCTGAAAGTTCATCTGTATTTTGCTTAAATGCTGATTGAATTGCAAGGGTGGCCTTCATGGCTTCTTGTCTATCTACTTCACCGAGAACCGCAAGTCTGGTTGTTTCTTTAATTGAACCCAGTAACTCGTCTCCAGTTTTACCAGTTGCTGCAATATCCGCTGCGAGGCCGATTGTTTCTTTAAATGAAACACCCATAGCTGAAGATATTTCTTTTGCTGTTTTCGCTACATCGTCTCTAACTTTACCCAGTTCTGCCGCTGATGTTCCTGCAACATCTCCATACACCTTAGTTAAACGAACTAATTCCTGATCTGCTTCTCTAAATGCTTTAGCAGCCTGTGCTCCAAATGCTACGAGTGGTACTGTTAAACCAACTGTTAACTGACGACCTGCCCACTGAGTATTCTTACCCCAGTTAATAAGTTGTCCAGCGCCATCCTGGATTACCTTATTCATGATTTGAAGCTCTTGTCTTGCTATGGCGGTTTTATTTTTTACTTCATCTAGCCCTCTTGGAACATGCACATTGAACTGCATAAGTCCTTGTGCGTTTCTGCCTAGCGGTTGTAACACTGCGTTCTGTAAGGCTACTTGCTGTTTTGCTAAATCTCTTATAAGTCCGCCAGATGTTCTTGCTTGATCTCTAAATGTATTAAAGTATTGATTTAACTTTAATTTTCCACCGTCAAGATTTTTACCAAACTTTTCAACATCTGATTGAAGGCTTACAAAGTGTGTGGAGTATTGACCAGTGCTTCTAAGGGTATCAGAAAACGAACGATTCATTACGGCAATTTGATTTGCCAGCATCTTATTTGAGCTAGCTAATTCTTGCTGTAATTTCGATAGGCTTGCAGTAACCCTATGCACATCGGCAATAAGAGCTGAGAAGTCGGCATTAGCGACTATTCGTGTACTGATTGTTTCGTCAGCCATTTGTATTCAGGTTACTCCTTAATGTATCCTAGTCCTTCTCCAATTCCGAATCCAGCCTGAGCTGCGAATCTTCCTTGCAGTGAAACAACATCGTTGGGATTAGCATGTATTCCTGCTGCTCTCAACTCTATCTCTTCAAAACTAGAACCCTTGTTACTGTTTTCTTCAAACTCCCCTATATCTACTCCCTTTAAAGATGCAACGAACTTTCTATCTCCGTGTTCCTTTTTCTTTAAAGCCTGGAAAGTATTTATAAGCTCTGGCATTGATAAGTTTTCTTCAAGTTCATCGTAATTCTTCCAATGTCCTAAAAGAAAAAGTTCTCCTTCTAAAGCGGCTAAATCTAGTTCTGCCCAGCCAGAACCGCTGCCGCTAGAAGGTTTGGGTCGTCAAGTTTAATTCCTCCGCAAACTTCAAGTATGCGATTCATTGTTGGAACATCGATTGCATCTTCAAATGCTTCTCTGTCTGCTACTAATTCTGGTAGCTGTTTTTCTAGTGCAATTGCACAAGCGTCAATAAGGATGTTTAGTGTTTCATCCTCTGTCTGAGACTCCCCAGTTTTCTTAATTGCGATCATGAACTTACGAAGTTCTTTAATTGAAAGTGGCTTAAGCTTTACGGTCTGCCCGTTTTGTAGCTGTACCTCTTCTACGTCATATACTGTTGTTGCCAATTTAGGTCCTCCTAGGATCTATTCATAATCATTATACTAAAAAGAATATACTAATACAAACGTAAAACCCCCAATAAATTGGGGGTTTTACTGAATAGCTAATAAATTAAATCTATTATGCTACCAAGACACGGTCAATAATCTTACCGTATTCAGAGCCTGCATAGCTGGCGTCTGGTAGAAGACGGAATGTTACTGGGAATGTGGTTGGAGTTGTACGAGCAAGTGAGAATTGTGACTGTTGTACTGACAATACACGACGTGCATAATATACACGCTCAGATGTTGTTGAGGTTGCTGTTGGAGCCTGTCCAACTGCAATTAACTGACGCTCTGTTGGAGCTGCACCAAGTGCACCTGCCTCTAGACCGAGTTCCTTCTTATTTTGTGCTCCAGTCAAACCGTTGTCTGAAAGAGTCGATGCTGCCTGTCCGAATACTGCTGCGATGTTCTCGAGAGTACCTTCTGACATTTCTGTTGCGATCATAACTTCCATCGCAGACTTGAACAACTTAGCTGTATCAAGCAACTGATCTACAGTTACTGAATCATATGTTGGGTTGTATGTAATTTGAAGACCATTGTTAGTAAAACCAACGTTACGGTATCCAAATAGTCCTGCTGTTTGGTTTACGTTATTTAGCGTAGTTGTATATGATACGCCTGATGCAAATGCTGGGACTCCTACTGTTCCTGAGCCTGATGCAATTGCTACGCCTGCTTCTGCGTTTGCGATGTAATCTGCGTCGTTTACGTCAATAGATGACAAGAACAACGGAGATGCACCAACGAGAATATTTTTAGCATTACCTACGGATTGTGCCATAGTTTTGTTACCTCCTATATTTTAATATATATATATTTTAAAATCTTAAATCGAAGCTGGCTAGGCTTCTTTCCTCTTAGGATAAGTTTATTCCATAATAGGTAAAAAGGCAAACCCTCAGAGGAACCTGCCCGTATCGTCTGTAATTCGAGAATACTTGATTTCTAGTATAACCTCTGCTGAAAAGAATCCTTGAAGTTCTTCTGACGGGGCGGTTGGAGAGATATCTGCTATCCATATGCTATGGAATTTAAATTTATCTGACAGATCTGACCATTTGTTTATGTCTCTGGCAGACTCATCCATCCTTCTGAATTCATCAGTCATATAGTTTCGAATCTCATTTATATCCGCCACCGATGTTGAATATAGGGTAAACAGGATTTGCTCACAGCATATTAACCAGTTGTCCTCGTATGACATTCCTATCTTGTCATAGACTATATGCTTCTTGCCGCTTAAGAATTGATTCATTTCCGCCGCTTGTTGAACTGGGATAATTGGGACAATGTTCTCATTTAGATTGTCTGACCAATACTCTTCTTCGTCAAATATATTACGGGTATATAGTTCTTTCCATAGATACTTGCGAAGCTCTAGCATTGCATCTAATTTATAATTAGCCGTCACATTGCACCTCCAAATGATGCTACTAATGCGGCATCTGCTTGAGACCTAATAAGATTTGGAGAAAAGGAATATTGAACTTTCTTGATATTAGAAGGAACTCTAAGTGCTTTTGTAATACTTGAGTTAAATATTCTCTGAAAGCCAGACTTCTTAATTGATTCATTTACTAGTCTTCCACTAAAAAATCTTGAGTGTGCCAGAGTAAATTGATTTGTAGCGCCTGATCCTCCAGGCCGTCTAACCGTTACAGATTTACCTTTTGGCATAAAAACAGTTTCTCCATCAATTTCAAAAACTAAACGTTCTGCATTTTTAGGCCTAATAACTAAAGGCTTACCAGCCTCCATCACAGAAGCTTTATTTGCAAACATGTGTCTACGTCTTCCACCTGAAGAAGGCACCATAGATCTTGAAGGTATAAATTCATAATTTAGTCTAAACGATAATCCGTCTTCTGAAATTTTATTTAACTTAAAAAGCCTTGCAGTTTTATTTCCAGACTTCTTCCATTCATACACATGATGCAACGACTTTGGTTTTGACCTTGCTAATGCATCTACATAATTTCCAAAATCTGTGTTTATCTGATCAAAGATAGTTTTTGTGAACAATGCCCTAAATTGAGCATTGGTTGTAAGTTTAGATATTACTGCTGCCTCATAATATACAAATGCTGATATCTGAGCTACTGTGCTATCTTTTAAAGGTCCGCTTTGATTTGCGTACATCATTCTTTCGAGTCCGCTTGCTGCTTGAACCAGTAGTCCGCTATTGTCCAATTTGCTGGTTCTCCGATCTCTTCATAGATGAGTTGTATGCAATCACACGGCCAAATGGGTCTGTGACTGGAGTTGTTCCCATGACTTCAAATACTGTAGGGGTTTCATTTGGGTAGTTAATTTCATTCCAAATAGTGTTACCTTCGGAGTCTCTGATGTTTGTAACTTTTTCTCTAGCAGTTAACTTTTCTGATGTTCTAACTTGAACAACTTGATCGTTTAAATACTTATTTGAAAATATCTGTTTATCGCTAGAGCGGGTAGTAGCAGAGTTACTAATAACTCCTTTAACGTGGCAGGGAACGGTCTTATAAAAATTCCATTCTCTAACTATTGCGCCTGTATCAGGATCTTGAATCTCAGACTGTCTATATACATCCAAGTTCATAGACAAGACAGAGTCTACGATGCTATTCATTATATAATCTCTGCTTTAGCTGTTAAGACGTAATCTGCTAATAGGTTGTCTGCATATGCATTACCTGTTCCAGTGTAGGCATTTCCTGTATATTCAAAGTCCCAGTCAAATGTAGATATGTTCTTTACGTATTTGTTTCTCCACATTGTATCCTTAGAGAAGTAGTCTTTCATTAATTCTGCTGCCGCTTGTTCTACATTCTCAGGAACAGAGTCCCATCCAAATCTTGCTTGAACTTTATAAGGAATACCAGACTGGAATATTCCAGAGTAATCATGAATGCTTGGAGGCACCATTCCGTTTGCGATATAGACAGCGTTGTCTAGTGTGCTAGACCTGTCAACTCTAAGACCAAATTTTGTTTCAGATATATTTACTGCTAATCCCCAGTTGTTGACTGCTGGGTTAGACAAATTATCTATAAGTAAAATATCTTTTACAAATAGCTTTTGCAAAGAGTTGATCTTGGCGGGAAGTGGTAGAGTATCTGACTCATATCCGTATACAACATACACGTCATCATATAGATAAAAGTACTGTCCTGTATAACCTTCAATTTGTTTACGAGCATATTTTTCTGCTTTAATTAAATCTGAATATGATTTATATCCTGGGTCAGATGAATCTGATGCAAATCCCATATCTTGAATATGGTTAAAATCAACATAAGGGGTTATAACAAACACATCTTCTGTTTTAACAACAGATGTTCCATCAACGGCATATTCCCACTTTAATCTCAATGTTCTATTTCTATCTGTATAGGCATAGGGCACATTAACGGTATATGTTCCTGGATTATTTTCATCCAGCGTTGAAGTAATAGTTGTCAAAAGTGTGGTTGGAAGAACGGCAGGACTTACTGCTGGATCATTTGTCACATCATAAATTTTGACAATTGGTGCAGAGGTTGCGCTTGCAACGTCTCCATTCCAGAACACCTTATGCGTTACTGGAGATTGTGAACCTACTAATATCTCTGCCATTTAAAAGGCTAGACTAGTTGTAATACTCCTGGACTTCCCTTGGAGTTGCTAATCTAAAGCCCTCCTCCTTATCAAAAATTGCTTGCGCTGTCTCACTACTAACTGCAATAAATGGGTGCTCTTTTGTGAACGTAAATCCCATAATATCATACCTAAAGTTATCTCTAGTCATTCTTACTAATACTGTGTTTTCTGGCTGTTCCGCCTTTGGATCAAACTTAGGCAAGATTTCTACTGACATATCTTCTTCTTCCATCTTATCCAAGGTCTTGTTATATACAGACCAAGTTACGCCTTCTTCTGCGAGGGCGGCAATAATATCGGCCTTACTTTTTAGACCATCTGTATCAACTGCAAAGTCTTCTGCAATCTTTTTTACTTCAGATACTTTTAATGTCTCAAATGACATATATATCTCCTATTTCTACTCTAAACAATTATAGCATTACTAAATTAAAATGAAAAGCCCCCCAAAAATTAATTTAGGGGGCTTTTAGCAGATCTAAATCCTATTTATTAGGAAGCGACCTTAACGTCTTTAACAACTACCCATGCGTCTGCCTGCTCGATTTGAACGCCAACACGAGTATACATTGTGTACTCGATTGAGTCCTTACGTGGCTGGAAGAAACGATAAACAGTTACATCACGCTTGATACCAATAACTACGTTATTTGGGAATGTCAAGTGGATATCTCCGTGATCGCCAGTCTGGCCTGAATATGTACCATCCTGTGCTTCTTTTAGCATAGGAACTTCAACAATTGGAATACCAAATGCGAATGGTGCTACGTATCCTGCTGGACCACCAAGTCCTGGAGTTGCTCCACGGATAACGCCTGATGCGATATCTTGTGGGATTGTCTGGTTTGTTCCAATGCTGTTAGCATATAGGAAGTCCTGGATTAGGTTTGAACCTACCAAGAAGCGTAGATCACCACGGCGTTGCTTGTACTTACGTGGAAGTGCCTTTAGAGCCTTATTGAAAAGCTCACGAGATACTCCTGCGCCTGCACCTGCTACAACGTGACCGCTAGCCTTTGCCTTCTTTACAATACCATCAAATGACTTGTACAGGGCATCGCCTGTTAGTGATGTATCTCCGTTAAGGACTACATCTTCAATGTCGTTACCTGCTTGTGTTGCCATCAAGCGAGCAATGTGATCTTCTAGATCTGGACCTTCAATATTGTCTTCTAGAGACTCAGTTGAAAGCTCCCAATTCAAACGAAGCTTCTTTGTTGTAAGAGAGATCTTTGAGAAAGTAACTGCTGCGTTTGCACCAGTTGCATCTCCTTCTGTTGCGAGAGACATAAGCTTCTCACCAACGGACATACGATCAATCTCTGATGTATCGCTTCTCATTCTGACTGTACGGGCGACTTTTCCAATTACGGTTGCGTCGAACATATAATCTAAAAAGCGGGCTGATTGTTCTGCATTTAGAAGACCACCGTTGCCAGCTTCGCTAGCTACGTGAACTCCTGCTCCACCTGTGGTAGAAGCAAAGGTACCTGTAGCAGTTGTGCCTGCTTCGATTGCCTTTTGTAATGTTTCGTTACTCATATTATATTTCACCTACCTTATTTAATTAATTCTGTTACGGAACCGAGGAAAGAACCGTTCCACTTTGATTTTTTGATTGTTACTTCCTGAGACCCGCCAAGGTCTGAGGACTTCTTAATTGCAGTCTCTGATTCTACTGCATCGACACGCTTCTCTACGCCATCAATCGTGTTCTTGATATCTTCTACAGCCTTTGAAAGTGCTGTATGTTGTTCTGCCAATTCTGAAATACGACCATCAACGCTCTTGCTGAATGTTTCAACTGTATCTTTGATAAGTGAAACTTGAGCAGCATTTGCTTCTGAAGCCTTATTTAGTGTTTCTGAGAAAAAGCCTTTAAGATCGCCAAGCATCTTTGCAAAATCAGGTTCATCAACCATAACTTCTGATACGTCGGCTGCTTTTTCTAGAGATTCGGCAGAAGCGTCTGCTACTGCATCTGCAGGAGCTTCTTCAACAGCTGGTGCTTCCTCTACGGGAGCATCTACTGCTGTGTCTTCTACGGTTGCTTCTGGTGCTACTGCATCTTCTGCAACTACGTTTTCTGTATTATCTGACACTTCTTTACCTCCTTCTATGTCTGCCTGTTTTGCAATTTGTGTTTCAGGCGTCGACAATCTTGACTTTTTATGTAAATCAAGAATCTTATCTATTTCTTTTGCTTTGTTAACATCGTTTGATTCTACCCATCCGATCAATGTTGCAGGCTTACCTGTAACTGGGGAATCATATGATGACTCTGTGGAAATGAATACTGAATCAGATTCGTTACAATAAAAAATATTTTCTGTTACGATATCTGCTGCCATTCCTTTAAATACTAGCTGACCGTTCATCTTAGAGATTGACAATATGTTACATAGTTCGTTTGCTGGCGAATCTACAATTGACAACTCCATTAGAGCATAGTCTTTAATAAACCTTACAGTCTTACCTGTTGACTTATTAACTTCGTTATCTGATTCAATAATCTTTCCGCCGATAGAGAAACCTGCGAGGGTTCCGTCTAAAACTTTTTCCCATGTATCTTGTGCGCCCTTTGAGATGTATGCATCTACATAAACTCCGTTATAGAATTCCTTTGATGCTGGATCGTAATAAGTTTCTGGTTTAAAAGAAACAATCTTACCTACTGCAACTGGCTGATGCATTTCACGAAGATTTCCACGGAAATTTTCGAATGCCTTAATGCTTGCTTCAGAGGTGACTACATCACCAGTCTGATCAACATTATCAAGTGTTGCAAATCCTGAGACTGTGCGTTTTTCACGGTTAACTTTAGTGAATGGCACGGATAACGTGATGTTATCGCCATGCGAAGACCAAAGTGATTTCTCAATGTTCATATGCTTAATTTTATAACGTTATTGTATATAAGGCAAATAATCAGTTGAGTAGGGTTAGTCGACTTGTCTTCCGTCGCCCTGAGCATTTCGGCCTTCTCCAGAAATATCTGGGGAATTTGCAGACCTTTCAGAATCTCTAGTTCTGGTTTTTCCTGCCTGTGCTCTTGCCTCTGCCTGTTGCTGTGGTTTTAATTCAACGACTTTATCTCCGCCGTCAAGTGGGACCATACCCATTCTAATTCTTACCTCATTAGGGGTAACAACCTGCATCCTCAAATATCTTTCATCAATTTTGGACTGGGTATCGGCGTCGGTCAAAGTAAGCTCATTAAATTTAATTATTAGGGCATCTGTCATTTCCTCAATAATTTTATTTAATTTCTTTTCCAAATTCATTTGGGCTGGACGGCATACTTGCTCTCTAAATGTTTTATCGGCATCTCTAGCCACCGCTAAATTAACTCCTTCAGGAGTTCCAATTTTATTAATTGGGACACGGTGAGATAATAGAATTTCATCTCTATTAGATTTACGATACACGTTAAATGAGGACTCTTGAGTTCCTGCCTCAATTGGCTCCATCTTAAATTCAACTTTTGAGTCTGGTGAATCTGGTGGAAGAGGAATATAAAGGGATCTGTGATTCTTACCTCTTAGGCCTACCTGGAAAAACTCGAGCAATTTACGCTCAGACTCTGTTGATAATTTAGCACCCTTTACGGTGATAATATATCTTGGAACCGCTTTGTTCTCAAAGTAGTCAAGGTTATACTTTCCAGCAAACTCGTTTCCAGCCATAGCATTTGATGATGCTACGATATCTGGAATACCATAGTAGTTATTTGTTGGTGTGTATTTCTTTAGATGAATAATTTCATTTGGTCTATCCAGTCCGCCCGCAATTGGGTTCTCTGTTTCTTGATCTCCAAAGTTACGGAAGTATACTGCCTTGCCGTATAGTAATTGAATGAAGCCGTCACGAAGGCGACGCACACGCATTGTCTTTGCAGGAATATGTCCGATATATCCAATTCGTCCAGCAGATGTTCTGCCGATTTCGATATATCCATTTCCTGTTGCTTCAACATCTGTGTAGGCCTTAATAAGTGTTTCTGTAAATGTTTCTTCTTCGTTGCATTGTTCTAGCCAATCATATAAATCCTGGCGAAGTCTATTTAGCTTTCTACGTGCACGGTCTAATGCTTTCTCGTCTGTGATATTATCAAACGCTTCGTTTGTTTTTCTTGTCTCAATGAAGTCGTGACCAAGTCCTACGATGTTTGAAACCTTAGCATTAATTGCTGCATAGTTGTATGGTGAAATTTCATAGATGGTTGAAAGATAATCTAAGTTATATGGGGGTTCGATAAGATCGAACATGGCATAGCCAGTAATTGCTTGTGCTAATAAATTCTGTTGTGTTTCGACTCCCTCAATACCCTGGAATCTCTTTTGTAATTCTCTGCCTATCTTACGACGGAATGCAGGACTTAGTCCTGATATTTTTGTGAGGTCTTCTCCGCTTACTTTAAATAGGTCTGTACTTGTTTGCTCTCTTGGAGTATTAAACTTCATCCAGTCGGCAACATTAGATATTGCTATCTCTTGTGAGTTATCATCTTCTTCGTATTTAATCATTACTGTCCCTCTGCCCTCAAATTTTTCATTTCGTCTTTATAATTTCCAATATCTAGAGGATCTGGAACTAGACCCCATCTAAGTCTTTGTTCTTGTTCTGCAAACTCTTCGTCTGTGATCTTGCGTCGGGCTGAAAGAAATTTAGGCCCGCCTTCATATATACCGTATGTGCGAACTTCTCT